AACTGTATCTGCACTGCTATCACCTAAGTCTACTGTACCATTTGCGACAAACGCACCTGATACTGTAATACTACTAGGAGTAAATGCACCTGCAGTCATTGAACCATCAACGATTATATCGCCATCAATATTTGCATTTCCGTCTACTTGTAGTGTTGCACCTCTTATTTGTCCTGTTGCTACTGTGTCTCCACGAAATAAACTATCTCCTTCAACTTCTACTTTACCAGTGCCATTAGGATCTAAAATAATATTTGTATTGGTATTGTCAGTTGTTATCTTATTAGAAGTTAATTTAAGTTCACTTAGACTATCGCCGCCTATTTCGTTGTAAACTTCTGTAAAGTTTTCATTTACCTTTACAAAAGCAGCACGTAGGCTATCACCTGTGCCGTCGTCACTAGCAGTACCTACATTAATAGTTTGCTTGCTCATGTACTACTCCTTAACTAACAGCAAATGCTGGTATTACATATGTGGTTCCATTAATATTGATTTTAACATAAGTTGTTGGAGTTGCTGGTACTGCAGAAGCACCACCTGCCGCACCTACAGTAGATTGAGTTGCTACATTTAAACGTACTTCACCAGTGCCGTTAGGATCTAATATTATATTTCCGTTTGTATCGTCACTAGCAATAGTATTGCCTGTTATTGTTATATTGTTTCCACTTGAAGCAGTGCTATAAAGATATAATTCATCAAAATTATCATTAATTTTATCAAAGGCAGTACGTAAAGGATCACCTGTTCCGTCGTTTGCACTACTACCTAAGTTTACAGTTTGTTTTGGCATTTTGTTTAGACTCCTAATTTATAGTGTATTTATAACTTATTTTAATCTAGCCGTGTGCTAACCATGTCTGATGTATGTCCATGTAATAATTAACCCATTTATCTAAATAGAAAGAATTTGGTGCTTCAGAAATATTACATGCAGCGTATATCTTTTTTAACTCTGTTGCCATAAACCTTTTATCAAACATGCTACGGTCAACATCAAATTCTATAAAATTTTCATATGCAGTATAAGTAGACAAATTATTTTTTTTAAAGTTGTAAAGTTTGGCAACTTTATTGTGATCTTGTATCTGTGCTGGTAGAAATTTTTTATTAGAATCAAGATTTTTATGTTTTGTTGTTAGCTTTACAAATTTTTCATAATTAACAAATTTAATTACAGTACTATTTTTACTGCATTCTTTAAGTACAGATGCTATATAATTGGAGTGTGTTACAGCTACTAATTTTTTCCCTGCACTATATATTTCTCTTATTCTTTCATCTAACTCTATAGATTTAATTTGATCAGACGTTAAACAATGTGTATATATAACTTGATCATCAAAACCCCAAAATCTTTGAAAACCAAATTCATTTGCTACCCAATTGTCAAGTTTTATAGTTGAAAGGATCATATCATATTTCAACTCTTCTATACATTGATAAGGCTTTACAAAAGACATCAAATTTCTAATATTCAATAAATTATGAGCAAATTGTATTTCTTCATTATCTGGTAATTTATAGTTTTTTTCAATATAATCTTTTAGTGAAGGCCAAGAACTTCCTGCAATTATGCCGTATTTACTATGACATATCTCTAGAATTTTATTTTGTATGCAACCATATTTTTCATATTCTAATAGAAGATAAGCATATTCTAAATCTAAAAGGGTACTATCGCTACTCATTCCAATACAACTGGCCATAAACTTGCCGCCACCGCCAGTTGGAAAATGTATTATTATAAGATTATCAAGCATTATTATTCCAATATTTATAACATATTTTAACCGTGAGCTAAATATTTTTATGATACTAGAAACTGCAAAAGAATACAAGACTTACAACAGAACACGTCGTGGTAAAAAAGAAAAATGTACAATAGGTTATACCGTGTACATACTACGTTGTGATAACTGTGGACATGATTTTACTAGAACAAGTAAAGTTTTTGACAAAAGAAGTGCTGCTCATGTATGCAGTAATTGTAATCAAAAAAAATTTGCTCAAAAGCAAAGTAGTATTCTAAGACAGTATAACAAATATGATGCTAGTAGTAGTAAGACTATTTAAACTGCAAAACTTTCACCACATCCACAACTTGCAGTTGCGTTAGGATTGATAACTTTTAGATAGTTACCACCTAGTTCGTTGACCCAATCAACTGTGCAACCTAGCACAAACATTTCTGCTATTGGATCTACAACTAGTATGTCGTTGATAGGTTCGCTCCACTTCACATCTGGCCATTTGCTTTTGTGGTCCCAAACATATGTAAACCCACTACAACCACCACCTTTTACACCTAGTGTGACATAGTCGCCTGCAGGTGTAACTGATTTGAGATATTCTGTTGCTTTTTCTGTAACTTTTAACATGTAAATATTTATCTGTGAAATTTGGCGGACAGTGTAGGATTCGAACCCACGGAACGCTCACACGTTCAAAAGATTAGTAATCTTCCGCTTTAGACCACTCAGCCAACTGTCCTTATTAGTTAATAAGAGTATTCGTATCTTTTTGTAATAGCATTTTTTGCAGTTGCATAATCACAACCTGCCATTTTCATAATAAATTTAATTGTTTGTTCTTGTGTTAATTGCATTGTACGGGCTTCTTGTACTGCAAATTCTATTTCCTGTTGCATAAAATCCTCCTATTAATTACTAATCAGTATACTACTAATTAATAGGAGTGTCAACTACTTTATACTAGAATTTTTGTTTTCACGGAAATTTTCGTGTCCATAGATTTCTGCCCATTCCATAGGATCTATTTTTATTTTAATTCCATATTCATCTAAATTTTTAGGATTTATAACTTGTGCATTTGTAGTTGAAGATTTTATTGATGAGTTCTGATCTGACATAACTTTCTCCTGCTAACAATTTACTTATCAAAAATTTTAATTATAATAAAGGAACCTGTAAATTTTGACTATCTTTCCAAGTATAATTATATTCAGAAAACTGATCTGCGGTTTTTATACTGTATACATCTAAATGGTGTGAAAGTATACTAACAACTTTTTCAAAATTGTTTGTGCCAAAACTTTTATTAAAATCTATTTGTCCTATTTTTGGATGTCCTAATGTAAGTGTAGGATCTTGTGGATCGAAATTATTTGAAAATAACCAATTTTTAAAATCTTGTAATTGTTCTTGCATGAATGGTTGGTCATGTGTATCGCGTCCCCATTCAATATCAAAGTCACCTGCAGCTTCTGTTTGAGGTTTGAGTGTTGTTGTAGTTAATTCATCAATCCTACTATCTCTGCCTTCATCGCAAAAAACTTCCCAATGATGCTTACCAACTGCTTTATTGACACCTACGTATACACCGCCATATTTTCTAGGAATAGAATCAACACCAAACAGTGAATAATCTTCTTCGTCTAGTTTAAATCTAGGAGCATTTAACCAACACATTACATTACTAGGACGCACCCATTCTGGTGTGCTTTGATGTCTTCCTAAACTTATTATCAGGCATTCTGCTTCATGACATAATAAGTTTAACTGTCTAATATACCAACGTGTTTGTGCATCTGCAGATAGATAATGACTACTCATTGCACCACTTACGCCTTGTGTTTCTTCAAAGTATAGATGCAACTGATTAAACTTTTCGTGATTAATACTAATTATATTCTGCCCAGCTCGTTCACTGTAAAATTGAGAAGTCATGTTTGCAACAGTAAAGTAATCTTTTATAATATAATCTATATTACTTCCATTTATACCAGCTATAATTCTGTTGATTTCACCTGCTAAAAAATCTAAGTTTCTTGGAGAATCAGGAAATCCAAAAAAACAATAGTTCTTTTCTAAATGTAAATTTCTTTGTAAAATATCATTAAATGCACTTAGCCATTTACTACTCAAACTATTATCATAAACATCAAAATAGATGTTATGCTTATCACCAGATTGGCTTCTAAGAGTAATGGTAACTTGGTCTAACAGTTTCATTTATTTTAATATTTCAGGTCCTGAAAAATACTTTTCAATCATATCTAAACGATCCTGTGCAGATGCCATTTTGTTTAATTCTGATATAACTGCTTCAGTAATATCTGCATGTTCACCTATACCAGCTGGCATAGTTCTGTAAACTTCAATGTTTGCTCTGTGTACTGCAAGTTCACCTTCTGCTTGTTTACGAGCTGCATCAATTAATAAATCACCTGGTTTCATTATGTTTCCTTAGTAATTGGTGGAGGATGACGGGTTCGAACCGACGACCTATGCCTTGCAAAGGCATCGCTCTCCCAACTGAGCTAATCCCCCTAAAGTGGTGCCGCCTGAGAGAATCGAACTCCCAATCTACTGATTACAAATCAGTTGCCTTACCGTTGGGCCAAGGCGGCTAAAAAATTATGTGTTCAATCTTTTGGAAATGTCTGCCATTCTATTTACCAGCCATTTCTCTACTGCTTTTGATTCTGATTCATCTAAATCCCAACGAGCTTTTTTATCTACTACCTTAAAAGTTGCTAATTCGTATCTTAGTGAATGTAATAATGCAAGTTCAATACCATCAGGACTGTTAGTCATTAGAACCTCTTAATAGAAAAGAGGACATTTCTGTCCTCTTTTATAGTTTTATAAAGAAACTTGCTTAGAAGCAAGAGCTTTGTAACCAGCAGCAATAACTTTTCTACTTGGTGTACCTAAAGTGTATCTCATACTCTTTCTACCAGTAGGAGACTTAACTTCATTTAAGTAAATTGGATTACCAGCAAAACGTAATGCTTGAATAACAGCCTGTGGGTTTCCAGCTTTGAATTTATTGCGGATATCTGCACTTGTTAATCTTTTTCCTTCTTTAAGAGCATTTAATACTTTTGCTTGCTTTGTCATTTTAGTTTTTGTATTAGACATAATATTCCTTTCTGTCTTTTTAATTTATAGGCACATTATATAATAGTTTTGCACCTGTGTCAATAAAAAGATTACCTTCTATCATTTAAGTATGTAAGGTAATCTTTTTGTTTAATGTTATTTGAACTAAGACCCTTATAGGGCGATCCACGAACTTTCGTTACCTGCGGAATCAATTTATACAGTTATAATAGCATATAATAGGATTGTGTCAACCAGAAAATGTGTATTTTTAGTATCTAGAACCATATAGTGTATGTTTATAAAGAAAAGTTGTAGTCTAAATAAAACACGATTTGTAAAAATCGTTTAATTGCTAGAAAGGAGATCTATTATGGATATCGTAAAAAGCATAAAAACATGGGCAGGAGCACTAACTGAAATTGGTGTTAGCCTAATAGCACTAGGCATTGTACTAGAAGTATTGTTTAGTGGACAAAACATTCCGTTTTGGCCAAACATTACTATCATAGACAATATCACAGGTATAATCACTGCACTTTCAGCTCAGGGATTAATTGGTCTAGTGGCAGTTTGGATTCTATATCATATATACAATAAAAAGTAAAATAGTATAGAAAACCGCTTATAGTTGTTGAGCGGTTTTGTCTTGGCGGATTTGCTGCTCAACACTATTTAAATAAATTAGCACTTATATTCTGTTGGTACATTTGATTGTAAAAGTCAATGGATGCTACTTGTTTGAACTTGCTTTCACACATAATGTCAAATTCTTTGTTAAATTGTATTGCCCATTCATTAACTGCAGAATTCCAGTACATATCACTGTGGGCTCTTAGTTTAGCTTTTTTGTAATTGTCTTCAAGTAGAGTATTGTAATTAGGTTTTGTTATTGAACAATGTTCAACTAAGTAATCTTCTCTGCTGACACTATAATGTATAACAGGCCTTACACCTCGCCAACTATCTTTTATGCGAGATACTCTTTCGTCCAGGGGCGAGATGTATTCACCCGTTTTAACCCAGTGGTGGTGTATATCGAGAACGAGGGCACAGTGTTCCGTAAGTTCGAGACTCGCATCCAGTCCCCATGAATTCTCATCATTCTCAATTGTAAGAACATTTCTCGATTCTGGAGAAAGTCTTGGGATGACTGAAATAATGCCTTGTGGACCTTTTCTACCTGCGATATGTACGTTGCACTTGGCATCCTGGAAGGACTTGCCATATCCCATGTACCTGAGGACATCGGTGTGATATTCATATTCTTCTATGCTCCTATCAACAATGTCTGGATTATCGCTTGCAAGCACAGTAAACTGACCAGGGTGCATACTAATCCGTACATCAAGAGCACGAGCTTTATCCCCGACAGGTGCAAGATGTGTTTCGAGATACTGGCGTACGTCAGGTAACTGCCAATAG